CTGAGCAGCAGCAACAGCATCATCTGCTATCTTAGCTGTAGTTACAGCATCGTCTACTATAGAAGCAGTTACAACTGCATCAGATGCTAGTTGGTCAGCACCGACAGCATCATCACCTATCATAGCCTGTTCTACTGCATCGTTAGCTATGGTTACTGCACCTGTGTTAGCCATTGTAACATCACCACTAAGAGCAGCAGCGGTGAATCCAGTACCATCACCTATCATAATCTCAGTAGTAGCTAGAGCAAGATCAGAAGGTACGCCAGAGGAGTTGGCATTCCTCACCTTTACAGTATTCGCTGCCATGTTAGCCAGCTTAGCATTGGTTATCGCAGCGTCAGCTACGGAGACAGCTTGCCAGTCAACACCATTTGTTGCGCTGCTATTCGCGGTTAGGACATAATCGTTAGTGCCAACAGGTAACCTAGTCTCAGAGTCTACCGTGTTATAGACAAGAAGGTCACCCTTCGTTGTAAGTTTATCGTCACCAACCACAGACACCATCTGCCATTCGTTAGAGGCAGTAGAGTATTTCATGTACTGGTCATTTGTGGGATCAGTAGCTGTTACGGCCTGTCCTTGTATCTTGGTTACCGTGACAACACCAGCATTTGTCATTGAGATATCACTGGATGGTGCAGCAGCAGTAAATCCTGTACCATCACCTATCAGTATCTGACCGTCAGCTACCGCTTTATCTGACGGAACACCGGACGAACTGGCATCGCGTACCTTAACAGTGTTAGCAGCCATGTTAGCTAGTTCAGCATTAACTACACCAGCATCTTTTATCGTTACCGCACCAGATGATACAGAGAAGTTATCACTAGAGAAAGACGCTACACCTTTGTTTGATGTAGACGCATCTTCACCCGCGATTGTGAGCGTCGTGCTAGTCGCTGAAGTATCAATACCCTCGCCACCAGCAATAGTAAGACTTTCTGAATCGAGATCAATGTCAATAGTACCACTGTCAGAGATGACATCCAAGTCCTGAGCAGTAACCTGTGAGTCAACATATGCTTTAATAGACTGTTGAGTAGCAAGTTTAACCGCTGAATCAGAGGACATGTCATCTTCATCTTTTATTCCCGTAACTGTCGCACCATCCGCTGCTATATTTACGCTGCTGAACACACCCGTAGACGCAGAAGAAGCACCAATCGTGGTGCCATCTATAGTGCCTGCATTTATATCTACTGAGTTGGATGTCTCTGGATTAATAGCCAGTGTAATCCATGCATCATTAGCTTGGTTCCTTATTTTGAGTAGATCGTTGTCAGTATCTAGCCATAGTAAACCCATTGCTCTGGCAGCATGACCAGATGCGCTTGTATCCACAGTAGGTGCAGTTGATTTAGCTATAAGAACCTGTACTGCCTGATCCGGCCCGACACTATCCGTACCTACCGGGAAATTCTGTTTGAGAATTTTCTTGATAAGTTGCAGATGATCGTCACCTTCCGACACATCATCGGAAGATACCGGGTTTGTTTTTACAAGGCTACTTATATAATTACCAGTTTCTAGTCCCATGCCTTATTCCTCAAAAGTATCCAGAAGTATTCATTACTCGCATTTCAGAGCCTGAATGCCTGTCTTTATCATCCTGTTGCTGAAGATCATTTATAACCTGGCGTACACCTCTTTCCCATAAAGGTACTCGCTCATCATTCATTAAGAATGGTTCGGCTTGAAGTAGCGTGCCGTACAAGTAGAGGTCAGGCGCATTTAGTATTAGCCAGTTTGTTTGTGCGTTATCACCAAGCGCATCAAATGATTTGTAATAAGTTATACTATAACCATAACCATCATCTGGTGTGGGACCAAAGAGTATGTTATCGCCTACTATAGTATACGCATTGGGCTTACCATTATTACTCCCAGCCCTTATCCTGTACATTATCTCAGGAGTAATGTATGCTAAGGATACTACTGGGCTAGTCGTTAGATGTATCTCCCGCATCTGGAGGTATCCAGTAGGGAGTGCATCCTCTTTCGATCCACTTGGCGTTGTGTCGGATACGGTAGTCTCCATAGCACGAAGACGCAACGTCCTATTGAATGTTGCCTCTGCTAAGGACACAAACTCCGGTATCCGATCAGTCAGGTCATCCCTGTCTAACCAGTTAGCTACAGCAGTTTGTAAAGTGCTGTAAGTGTTTATAGCCATTATCTGCTCAGTTCAGTAATATAAACCGATGCTGTGCCTGTACCAGTAATCGCTGCACACTTATCCGCCTCACTCACACGAAACCAGTACGGAGTACCAGCAGCTATGTAAGTTGAAGAAGTCGCTGCCGTTGGTGTTGTTTCAAATGCAACAAAACATGCAGCGGTAGCTGTCACCATAACGGTCTGTATTTGAGTTGCAAACGCAGATGTTCTAGTCGCGCCACTGGATGTGGTTGCGGATAAAGTATGCGTAGTTAGCGGATGCCAAACATTGCTAATATCAATCATATCATTCACCTATATGTTGGTGGGTGCTGTCTTAAAATACTTATAGTCGGGATTATTCAGATAAGCAGCCAGTATCTTTGGGTCTTTCTGTATCTCCCCATCAGTTTCTGCCATCCATTTCTCCCACATAGTTGCAGGGATTGAAGCTGCATGATGCCATTCACCCATACTGCCTAATGACAACTTATCCCCATAGTCGTTGTACTTTCTTTTGTTTATGTCTAAGAGAGAATCAACCTTTTCAGTTGTATTAAAGATAAACGTACCTTCAATATCATCAAAGTGCATGTCGGTATCTCGACCGTTCTCCCTAGCCAGTGCGAATTTATCAGACATAACCAATGCCTCCTACCTTGGGTGCGCCATCGGCTGGATCATTGTCTATGTACGCCTTCTTCAACCAACCAACTGCGTCAGTAGGTTCTTTAGGTGCAGCTTTAGCTTTGGGTGGCTTACCCTTCAGCATTTTCTTAGCTGTTTTCTCAAGTTCCTTGTCCATTTATGCTCCGTTAAGGCTTACGGCTACCTTATTCGTAAGATTGAAGTTACCAGCTACACTTATACGTTCCTCGTCTACCCAGAATGGATGTACCATATGATCTAAAGTAGCCGGAAACAACAGTATAAGATTATTTTCAGGTACAACATTCCACATGCTTACACTTAAAGGGCTAATAGATTCACCATATTTGAACACTATATGCCCTGCATCTTGCACGTTAGACTTGGCTTGTACCTTAAATATCTCTGGTGGTACATCTAAATATATAACAAAAGAAACTATACCACTGTGCTGATGTGGCGGATTATGGTCAAACATTCTCTGGAAGTTTATCCATAGACTACTGATGCCTATGTCTATATCACTACCACCGGGAGCAAAGTTGATACGCTTTTCTCCATAGTGATGCACCATAAAATCAAACCACTTAAACAAATACTGTAGTAGTTGAGGATAAATCTTTTCGGTGTAACCATCGTCATACTCATATGATCCACCATGATACATATTACCAGCTAACTTCTCCCTGTAATCATTATTCTTTTCTCTAGCTTTCTTACCCTCTAGTAGAAGAGAATCCCTCAGTTCATCCGATACAAAGTTTTGGTAGATACAAGGTCCAAATGGAAAGATTACTTTTCCGCCATGTTCGTCCTGTATATTAGGACAGTTCGTTTCTAGTATTTTCATAAGGTCGGAGGGTGGGTTTCCCCACCCCCCTTTAATTACCCTACGCTTTACAGTCAGCTAGGATGCCACTGGACTTCTCGTTTTTGGAAACGAGGCCAGCTTCATAGATAAGCATCTGCTTCTGAGAATCACCAGTTTTGGCGAGATCAACAACAGACCAATCTCTAAGGACTGACAGCCCCCAGAAATCCATATCTAGGAAAAAGACATGCTCTGTACTAGCTAGGTTACGATCCGGCATGATTTTAAACGTGCCGAAATCCGAAACATAAACATCAACAGCATTGACCGCAGTAGCTGGGCCTTTAGCGTTGACATTATTACGGATAGCGTAACCCGGACCAGCGTTGGAACTAAGACCTGAGATGGCCTGCTTGATAGTACCCGGACATAGGATCATGTCAGGATTGCCACCAGCATCGAAGGCATCTAGGATGACGTTCTTAATGCCAGCTTCCGTAATGGATGCAGTAGCAGTAGCTTCCGTCATAGTGTTAGTTCCGGTACCAGCAGACGCAGCAGGTGAACAGGACGTCGGGTTCATCGAAACGTAGTTGGTAG